CGCCGGTAACCCCAGCTCGCGCAATCTATCCAACACGCCAGCGCCAAAACCATTGCTGTCCACAATGATCTCCATTGGGCGCTTAGACGGAGCCGTAGCATCATAATCCGCCTTCACCGCACCCGTAAGCTGCATCAAGTCCAAATTACGCCACACAGTCATGGGATGCACAAGTGGCCCCTGACGCTTGCACAAAACACTGCTGTCACCACCCTGCCTAGCCACATCCAAACCCCAGACACACGACGTCTCATCGTGAACCTTAATTTTCGTGTTCATCGCATGCTCAATCAACGAAACAGGAATAACCGTGTCCTCCTCAGACGGTGGAAAATTTCCAAGCACGCGGACGTGATACGCCGGACTATCCTCACCATACCGACGCTTCATATCCTCCACAAAATCATCAGCAACACGCGGGCTATCAACGCAAGAAACATGCATCGTATGCCAATCCTCGCGAAGCCGCGTGTGCGTCTCATAAAAGAACCCCGTATTACGCGTGGGGTTCCCCGTCAAAACCGTCGTAGCATGCTCGCCAGACATCGAACCCGACGCAGCCTCGAAAACCGCTTCCGGTATACCACTAGCCTCATCAGCCAATAACAAAACATTCGCACTGTGAACCCCAGCTAACGCTTCCGGCGTCTCACTCCTAGACGTCCGACAAGAAATAAACGTACTCTCAGGACTGCTCTTCAATTCAATCCGATCAGACTTCACCTCCAACAAATTGTTAAACGGTGGCTTCAAACGCTTGGCCACATTCTTCATCTCAGCGAAACACGCGTCAAAAAGCTGCGCAGACGTGGGTGCCGTCACAACCGTCTTGCTCGGGTGACGCATCAAAACGTGCCAAATTGCAGCCATAGCAACGCCGGTTGACTTACCAACGCCGTGACCAGAGCGAACCGATATGCGACGCACCTTGGGAGCGGCGATCGCGTCAAGCAGCTCAATCTGCCAAACATCAGGCTCAATTCCGATCACCTCGCGGGCAAATGCAACCGGATCACTGTGGTAGCGCGTCATTAATTTGATGAATGGGTTTACTCCACCCTGCTGTGCTGTCATGGTGCTATCACTCCGTTACGTTGTGGGTTTGAAATTTTTTTTCAAGCATAGGCGTGAGGGGGACGTCAACATTTGTGCCCCCGCGTTTTTGCGAGAGGGGTGGGTCAAATCCGAAATCTGGCCCAAAACGCGCAAATCGAGACCTAAAAGGCGCATAACGCGTATTATGTTAATAAACCAAATCACCTCATCGTCATATAAATAAGGGATATCGTGCATATCGCTGCCGCATAGGCACGTCATGCCGAAACCGCGCAACATTGTTTAAGTCCAGATACCTTGACGATCGGGCAAACTGGACTTATTCGCGCGCGCTCGCGCGCATCGCTCAGCCGATGTGCGAAATCGCCCTTCACACGCCTTCCTCCTCATCGCCACCATCACTCACAAGCTCACCCTCGATCACGTCAGCCTCGTTGATAGACGCGAGCAGCTTGGCCGCTTGCGCGTGCAGATCTGTCACGCTTACGTTGACTGCCACGTTGGATTGCTTCGTGTCATACGCGTCGTTCGATTTAGCGGCCAACCACTTGTATGTGTCCACAGCAAGACGCGCACTGTTTACGCTTGCCTCTTGCATGTGGATCGTCTCAGCTATCTCCTCCGCCTTGGATGCGTATCCATGACCGGCGATGCCCCTAGCCTCCTGATAACGCGCGTCACGCCCATCCTCCATTGCGATCCACTTATGGAAGATGTGCCACCCCACGCCAAAGTGTTTGATCACATCAGACGGGTTCTTGCCTGACGCCACCATGCCGAAGATCTCTTCCTCGCCAGCAACCTCAAGCGCCGCAATCTTCGCCTTACCTATTTTACCCATCGTGTGTCTCCATATCGTTTAACATAATGCCCGCCCATCAAAACGGGATCTCGTCGTCGAGGTCATCGTTCAACCCCACGCGCGTCACGGACGCCTTGGGAAACGCCTCGAACGCCTTCTGTAAGAACTCACTCGTGAAGCTGGCTGAGATCACGCGTGCGGCGTCCTCGAATGAGTACACCACCCAGTTTGGATAACGCATCCGCAAGTCCGCAATATTTGTCATTGCGATGCACACAAACTTCCCCCGTTCTAGCTCAACGCAGAACGCGTCATCTGGCAGCGGCTTATGTCCCGCAGCCTCTGCTTCATCCTCTAACACCTCCCACGCTCTCATGAGAGCGCCGACCAGCTTATTCACCTTCATGACATCATTCTCTGCCACCGCACTGTTAAGCGCCTCGTATGCTCCGCTAAACCTTCCGGCCAGATCTGGTGATACAAGTTCCGGCAAACTATCACCCCACTTGCTCTGCTTGTCCCGCATCACCTTATCGAGTGGCGCGAGCTGACCCCATACGCCAGCCGATATAGCCTTCGTCTCACCCTCATGTTGAAACGTACCCTTGTCCTTCATCATCTTCGCCGTTGGCTTCTTCACCCGCTTCTTCGCAACCATGCCATTACTCCCCTTCATTGCCAGCACCTCTAACACCAATACTCCACCACGCTAAATCTTCCACAGTCCTCTCACTCCACAGTATCCCCTTCCTCCACAGTACCCTATACATAGGGGTACACTGTGGTGGAGAGAATACGGGCCAATATCTCCACGGTGTCGCACAGTCTCCACAGTCACATAAACACACTGTGGATAGCATCACGTTATCACCTTAAACGATGCCACATCAAAGTATGCCATCGGCTCTATGTCTTGAGGATCACCGCGACGCATTGTTCCGCCGGTTTGTATGTCCATGTCCTTAGATGGCAGTTTGCATATTCCGGCGGTGTCGCTCCACTGCACCGCGAGAAAGCACGGTAGCCCCGTCGCCTGCGTCAGTGTGTTGGCCATCATGACTTTGTAGAGCGAGATCATGTAAGTTGGGTACTGTAGCATCTTGGTCTTTCGCTGCCTCGCCTCGATGAAAGCCACGGCGCTACCGTTTCTGGTGGCCATGAAGTCTAGGGACAGCTTTATCGGCATCTTGGTGAGCTGGCAGTTGAACTGCCTCTCTATGATGCGTGACAGCGCCTGTTCGTTGTCTCTGTCCTGCTGCGTCTCGTACATTGGCCTCATAGCCCAGCCTCCTCTCCAGTGATCCACTCACCCACTGACACGATCGTCACGTCCCTGCCGGCGCGCTTGTCAGCGAACTGCTCAAGGCGTAGCACGCCAGTCTGTATCCATTTTTCCGCGATTGCCTTGGCCCGCGCCTTTTCCGGCTTCTTGTCTATGTCCAGCTCAAGTGTGCTGGCGACAGCCTTTCCGACCCAGCGTTTGCTGCGCACGTTTTCTCTGTATGGATCGCCATCCTCTTCCGCTGCGCCCACTGCGCGCTGCACCATCATCGCGTGCTTAGCAGTGACACCGTCAAACAGGTCTGGCATTTTAAATTCGACAGTGACACCGACGCTCTCGCCGTTCGGGATCTGCACCCCAATCATGCGCCGGTAAACTGCCTTGGCTGCTGGCGGTGCCAAGTTTGACTTGCCATCATCCACACGGAACACGCCACGGCTCTCGAACTCTGGCACGCCCAGCTTCTGCGCCTCTTCCTCTGTGATCTTGTTAATTACGCGGGCCGCGCGGGCTGCGCCGATCAGACTACCGGCCCCTCGTATACTGTCCACAGTGGCGTCGTCACCGTTGCCCTTGCGGATGTGGTGAACGAGAGCCGTTGAGCAGTCCGTCGCGTCACACACAGATCGAACCGCGCCAACCGCTGCGTTCATTGCCACGTTGTCGTTCTCGCTGATCTGCGTTGCTGCAACCCACGGGTCGATGAAAACCATGCCGATGTTTAGCTCGTTGATCTTGGTGGTCATGTACTGGACCATTTCCTCGTCAACGCTGATGCCCTCCCTGTCCTGCTTGGCGAAGATCATCTTTAGGTCACGTCCGGCGTCTAGAAATATGCGTCCGCGCACATCTTCCGCTTTGATCTTGTAGTGCAGCATGGTGGCAGCGAAACGACGCTGAAGCTCCTCCATAGGATCTTCCAAGTTAATAACCCAGACGTTGCAACGCTCAACAACTTGCTCACCCAGTAACGGCTTGCCGGTAGCAATGGCTAAAGCCTCCGCGATTTGCATGGATGTCTTGCCGACGCCGCCGGCTGACGCGAGTACACTTACGTGACCCCTCACATAGTGCTGCCCATACACCCAGCGCCTCGGCGGTATAAGTGCCGCGTCGATAGGTTCAAACGCTGTCGGCCACTTGCGTTCGCTCTCGATCCGCTCCTGTGTGACCTCGGCAACCGGCTTGGCCATCGACAAAGCCTCACGCAGCTTCTGTGCGCCCGCCTCTTTTAGATAATCGTTGGCATCTTTGACGCCGTCCAGACCTAGCTGATCAAAGCGCACCACATGAACGTCAGTTGAACCGTCACCGCGCAGAACATCCGCAACAGCCTCCACATCCAAGTCTGGGTCAGCGCAAATCGTCACGTCAGATGCGCGAGGCGCGTTGTAAGTAGATAGGCCAGACTTGCCAAACGTGCAGATGACTGTGGCGCTACCCTCTGACGCTTGATGTACTGACAGCGCGTCCTCTGGACCCTCGA